GGAAGAAAGAAGATTTTGAAGATGGAGAACTACTATATCACACTGCTTGCATTGGAGAAGATTGCACAAGTAGTGATGCTATGGCGGTTTACAAAAAGAAAGACGGAAAGCTAGATGCTTTCTGTTTTAGTTGTCAAGGGTACTTTAATGATTCAGAACTTGATGACGCTGGAGTAACGCTACAAGAAACAAAGGTGCATAAAATTAAAGATATTGAAGTTGACTTTTCTTCTATTGAGAGTATTAAATGCAGAGGTTGGAAAGAACGGGGTATTACTCGGTTCACCAGCGAGAAGTATGGAGTACACACAGAGCTAGACGAAGAGAATAATGTAGTCTCTCGTTATTACCCTGTGACAAGTAATAATAAGATTGTCGGTTACAAGAAACGAACACTACCTAAGACTTTCATTGGTATCGGTAACACTAAAGCATCAAATGAACTCTTTGGTCAAAGTGTATTTGAATCAGGTCAGAAGTACCTTGTAGTTACTACAGGTGAAGAAGACGCAATGGCATTCGCTGAGGTGCTTCGGAATACTTCTGGTGGTGTGGAGTACTGGACTCCGTGTGTATCTATCACTGCCGGTGACGGAAGTATCATTAAGCAGTTCAAAGCTAATTACGAATATCTAGCATCCTTCTCCAAAGTTGTGTTGGCGTTCGACAACGACGAGCCGGGTCAACGCTATCTTGAAGAAGCTGCGCGTATTCTTCCACCAGGGAAAGCTTTCATTGCTAAGTTTCCTCGTGATATCAAGGATGCGTGTGATATGCTCAAAGCTGGTAAGGCTGCAGAACTCAAGCAAGTATTCTGGAAAGCTGAACCTTTTAGTCGCGTAGACGTTCTACACCTCTCTCAGATGTGGGATGACTTTGAGAATGAAGATTCTAACGTTAAGATTCCATTTCCGGGTGCGTGGAGTGGTCTTAATGAAATGATGAACGGCGGTATGGAGAAGGGTGAAATCACGGTATTGGGTGCGTTGACCTCGATTGGTAAATCCACGTTGATTTCTAATATCGTGTATAATCTGATTGAGAACACTAATTTCAAGGTTGGTACGATGTATTTAGAGAGCACCAAGCGAGAGGTTGTACGTGATCTTCTTTCTCTTGATGCCGGGATTAATCTTCGCACCAAAGCACGAGAAGGTATTGATATTGAAGCACTGAAGAAGCGATTCTTTGAAGGTCTAGCACGCAAGAATCAGTTTGTGTACGTTGACCATCAGGGTAGTATCAGTACATCAGAAATCTTTGATAAACTGAACTATCTTGCTAAGGCTGAGGGTTGTGACGTTATTGTGATCGACCCGATCCAAGCCGGTGTAAATAGCTCTGACAACGCTGCTATTATTGAGTTCATGGATACGCTTTTGAAGTTCGCTAAGGAAACAGACACAGCCATCATTGCAGTGTCACACATGAAAAAGCCTTCAGAAGATAATCCTCATGCTGTAAGCGAATACCAGTTAATGGGTTCATCTAGCATCAATCAGATTGCCTTCAATACTATTCTCTTGAGCAGAGATAAGATGAACGAGTGTCCGATTAAAAAGTCAGCCACTAAGCTACAACTGGTGAAGTGTCGTAGAACGGGTAACACTGGTGAAGCAGGATGGTTGAAGTACGATCATGAAACAACGCACTTGTTTGCTACGTCTAACCCGTATGAACAAGTAGTATCTGAGGATGAAGCACGAGAGTTGTCAAAACCTCAGAATGTAAAGATTGATTTTTAAGTAAAGGAAGCAATGAGTAATAAAGACGTGATTTATGACTTGGAAACCTACAAGAACTGTTTTACATTTACCATTGCTTTAGCTAATAACCCAGCAAAGATTCGCACCTTTGAAATCTCTGATCGAAAAGACGATACCGAAGAAATGCTGAAGTGCCTTCGTAATCTCATGAATCAAGAGTGGCGAATGGTTGGATTCAATAACATTGGATTTGACTATCCTATTCTTCATGAGATTATGATGAAAGCTGCTAAGGCTAAGTCCGAAGGGGTAAAGCCTAAGTTCACAGCTAAGTGGATTCAGAAGCTAGCACAAGAACAAATTAACTCTACGAAAGACGGAGGGTTTCCTAAAGTCGTTAAAGACGAACTGATTCCACAGGTTGATTTGTATCTAATTAACCATTTCAATAACAAGGCTAAGGCTACTTCCCTGAAGATGCTTGAAGTCAATATGCGAAGCGAAAACGTAGAGGATTTGCCGTTTCCTTTTGATAAGGTTCTGACTTCGGATGAAATGGATGTTCTGATTAAGTACAACCAACATGATGTGCTTCAGACTCTGAAGTTCTATAACTACTGCAAGGATGCTTTGCAGCTTCGTGAAGAACTCACGGAGAAGTTTGGGTTCGATTGCACGAATTTTAATGATACGAAGATTGGTAAAGAGCTTTTCATTCGTACTCTTGAAAAGGAGCAACCCGGAATTTGCTACGAACAAACTTCTCGTGGTCGCAAAATTAGGCAGACTAAGCGCGATAAGATTGTGATCAAGGATTGCTTGTTCAAGTACCTGAAGTTTGAACGTCCTGAATTTCGAGCTATTCATGAGTGGTTCAAACAGCAGGTAATTACAGAGACTAAAGGAGCCTTCTCTGATCTACTTGAACACCAACTAGGTGATGCTGCTAAGTATGCTGAAATGCTTACTAAAAAGAAAAAGATTAGTAATCCTGTTGATAGCAAAGACAAACGTTATGTTCCTACAGAAGACCATATTGCTAGACTTCGTAAAGAGCAGCCATTAGGTTGGATTGAGGAAAAAGAACTCAAATCACCGAAAGGAGCCAAGTCCTATTACTGGTGCTATCGTGTAGCAGAAACAGTAAACGTTGTTGTTAACGGTTTCCGTTACGACTTCGGTGTAGGAGGAATTCATGGTGCAAAGCAAGGTGTTGTTAGAACAGAAAATGGTAAAGTCTGCAAAACGCTCGATGTTGCAAGTTACTATCCCAACATGGCAATCCGACAAAAAATCCACCCCGCGCACTTAGGAATGACTTTTTGTAAGGTATACGAAGACTTGTACAATGAACGCAAGAAGCACCCTAAAGGTTCTGCTGCTAACGCTGCTCTGAAACTTGCTCTCAATGGTTCTTACGGGGAATCTAACAATGAATTCAGTCCTTTGTACGACCCTGCTTTCACGATGGCGATTACTTGCAATGGTCAACTTTCTCTTTGTATGCTAATGGAACAACTTATCATTCACTGTGATGCTGAGATTGTTATGTGCAACACTGATGGTTTTGAATACGTGATTGATGAGAAATTTATTAGCAAGGCAGATGAAATCGTAAAGGAGTGGGAAGAAGTAACAAGTCTAGAGATGGAAGGTGACACCTACGCTGTGATGTACATAAATAACGTCAACAATTACGTAAGTATTACTACATCCGGTAAAGTCAAGACTAAGGGTGCGTATGAGATTCCAAATTACAAACAAGAAGGCTACAAGAAGATTGACTTTGAGAAGCACGGGTTTCATAAGAACCATTCAGCATTCATAATTCCATTTGCTGCTGTCGAGTGCTTAGTTAAAGGGGTTCCTGTAGAAGATACGATCATGAATTGGGATAACCCTTACGATTTTTTGTTGAGAACTAAGGTTCCTCGTAGTAGTCGTTTAGTTTTGTGTTATGATGATGGGAGAGAAGAACTTCAACAAAATATTTGTAGGTACTATCCATCTGTCAATGGTGGAAAGTTAGTAAAAATTATGCCACCCTTGGAGGAAGGTGGAGAAGAGCGACGATTAGGTATTGACACTGATTGGAATGTGCAAACATGTAACAATATTAAGGATTTTACATGGAATCTAAATTATGATTACTACATCACTGAAGCAAATAAATTAGTTAATGCTATAACAATAGGAGGAGATATAGTTGAAATGGAATGAGTATTTTATCTACGATGAAACAAGTCCAACAGGCTTGAGATGGAACAGAGATGTTTTTGCTGGTAGAACAGGTAAAAGTAGAATTGTTGCAAAAGGGGATGTAGCAGGAAACTTGGCGACCTATAAGAACGGTCTACCAAAATGTGTGGATGTTGGATTTAACAATAAATTGGTTAAAGCACATAGAATAATCCATGAAATGTTGATTGGAGAAATACCTGAAGGATACGTTGTGGATCACCTCGACCAGAATCCTTGGAACAATAAAGTTGAAAATTTATGTGCAAAACCAAAAGCCTTTAACCACAGAAACACTAAAATGATTGCCACGAATACTTCTGGTGTTACAGGAGTAAGTTGGCAAACAATGAACAAAGGTAAGCACACTTATGCTGTGGGTGAAGTAAGGTTAAATGGGAAAAATTTCTCCGCACGTTTCGGTGTTCATCACTATGGGCTTCTTCCAGCTTTCAGGTTAGCATTCTTGTGGCGTGAAAACAAAATTAAGGAACTCAATGAAAAAT